CGACAGAGAAAGCGTCATCCGAATGGCGCGGGAGGCTGGGGCTTTGCAAATAGGCTTCAACAAAACAATTTCACAAAGTGAGTATTCATTATTTGAACATGAACTCAAAGCCTTTGAAGCCCTTGTTCGTGCTGATGAGCGCGAGGCGTGTGCGAAGGTGTGTGATGCAATGGCAAACAATCAAAATGAATGGGCTGAGTGTCGTGCAACGGCTATTGACTTGGCAGACGCCATCAGAGCAAGGGGAAACACATGAAACGAATTGACTTTTACCGGGCCAAGCTCAAAGCCAGCCGATCCGAGCTGCGCCACAAGCAGCGCCAATACAACTCGGCCGAGCGCAGCATGGCGCGCACGATCAGAACCATTCTTGAACTGGAGAAAAAAATTGATGCTCTCTTGGCGAAAACTCAATGACCAACTGTCGAGCATGACAGAGGCCCAGGTGCTGGAGCTGCTCGACTTCGAGCGCAAAGGCCCAAAACGTGTTGTCGTGCTGGAGCGCCTGCACCAGCGCTACTCAACCCTGCGCACCGCCCGCGAGCGCGCAGAGATACTAAAGGAAGCTGCAAAATGAACCGACTGATTGAATACATTAAAAACGTCTACACCACACCCAGCGCTGAGGTGATTGCGCTGCGTGAGCTGGAGGAAGCCAAGCGCAAGCTACTGGAGGCGCAGTCCGGGCGAGAGTACGCCGACTCCATGTGCAAGTACCACGACGCCCGCATCAAGCGCCTGACCAACTACATCAAGGGGATGGAATGATTCCGTGCATTCAGTATGCCGTGCGCAAGGCATTGCGGGATCATCCCGATGGGTTGACGTCGCTGCAGCTGTTGGGTTTGGTAAATGCCAATCGGACCAACATCCGACGAGCGCTGCGGGCGATGCCCGACACCTACGTGGACCGCTGGTCCAGAGGGCAACACAACGCCTTCGAGAAGGTCTGGTGCATCGTCTACGTGCCGCCAGACTGCCCGCACCCCAAAGACACAGTTTACAAAGGTGGGCGCGGCCTGCCACCTAAGACGAAATGGGTGAACCATGCCTCGACCTAAACCACCTGAGCCGCTCAAGCCCCGCGAAATCCGACTGAGCGACAGTCAATTCCAGAAGCTGCAGAGCCTAGGTGGCGCCGCGTGGCTGCGGCGCTTTCTGGGCGGCAAGCCCGAGCGCTATCACGAGGTCTTCAGCCGTAAGCCCGAGTGCCCATCCGGTCAATGATCAGCGCCTGGCGGCGGGGGGCGTCGCCCGGATGGTTGGGGATGCTCACATGCGTCCAGCGGTCGAACTCACGGATGACCTGATCGAAAGGTAGACCAGAGAGCATGATCTTTCGCACCACCTCGTCGGGCGTCATGCCCGGCACGCGGATGTCGGCCGCGCAGCCTGTGCGGTGCTGGCTGGAGTCCTTGGAGCCAACGGCGTCGTTGACCTGCTTGGAGCGGTAGGCGCTGTTGATCAGGATAGGCTTGCCTTGCAGCAACGCCTTGATCTGCTCCAGAAAGTCCGCCAGGCGGTGCAGGTTCTGGCGCTCGTCGTCGGTGGGGTCGTTGGGCCAGCCGTGGCGGTCAGCGACCTCGCTGGCCGTCAGTTCTTCGTAGGTGAAGTGCGGGGTGACGTTCATTTATCAGCAGTGGCCACGCCGATCAGACCGGCCAGCGCCAGCCCTGCAGACACGATGGCGTCCGAAATGCCGGGCGCGATCGGCACGCCGATGGCAGTCAGCAGCAAGATGAGGCCGCGCCAGGAGGACGGCTCTTTTGCGCGTGCAAGAAGGTAGTCTTTCATGATCATCCTTTCAAATGGCTGGAGAGCCAACCCAAGAAACCGGAAATGCCCGAGGCCACGGCCATGCCGAACCACAGGCCGCCTTTACCCTTATTGGCCAGCCCGATGAGTTCTTCGAGCTGGCGCTCCATTTTGTCGATCTTTTTGTCCATTACTTGCACGCGCTCCCACAGGACGCCGTACTTCACAGGATCGAAATTGGTGTCGTCGAAAGACATTTATTTCCCCAACAGCTGATTCAAAACTTCCTGGTCGGGATTGAGGCGATTGCGCTGGAATGCGCGTGTTTTCGGCCCTTGTCCACCGGTCGAAACAGGCCGCGCGGTGCGCAGGCCTTCTTCCATCTGTTCAGCCAGGTCGAGCATCTGCTCGCGCTTGGCCACGGCTGCCGCGCGGGCCTGCGCATCTTTGGCGCGCGCGGCGATCTGCTCGAACGCTGCTGCTTGTTGGCGCGCCTTTTCGATTGCCTGCGCCGCCCAGTCGCGGTCCATCATTTTGGCCGCCACAGCCTTCTCATCAAGCGCCTTCATGCCGGGCATGATCTCGGCCAGATCAATCTTGGTTTTATTCCATGCGACTCGTTCGGCAGCAGTCATGTCGAACGCTTTGCCTGCGGTTACTTTGTCAGCCGCCGATGCCAGTGACGAGCCAAAGTTCTGGAAAGTTTCCGGCGTGGCACCTTTCAAACCTTTGCTGATCTCAGGCGCGCCGGTCAACGGGTTGATGTCCAAAATGACTTCGCCGCTGGTCGGGCGACGAGCAGCAGCTTCAGCCGCCGCTTGCTGTGCTTCGGCCTGCTGGCCTAGCGTGCGCGACACACCGGCGCGGCGCACATCCTCCGCGCGCAGCGCGTTGAGCGTACCTTCAGGAGCAGGCGCGCCCAGCAGCCGGTTCATATCCGGCATGACCGGCGTGACAGTAGGTTGGCCACGCTCTTGTACAAACGTAAAGTTGGGCTGATATGGGCCTTCGCCGGGCATCAGCACTTCGACAGGCGCCTGGTACGGGACGATAGCTTGGCCTTGCGGAATCGGTGCCATCGTTGCGGCCAGTTGGTTGACTGGCAAACGCATGTCCCGCAAAGACAAGCCGCGCTGATATTCCGGTGACGCCATGCGGCGAGCGGCGAGAGCGCTGACACCTTCGCCTACTCCACCACCCAAAGCGCCGCCAAGGATAGTACCTTCAATGCCAAAGCCTAAGTTGGACCCAAGTATCGCCCCTGCAGCGCCTGCAGCGCCGGATCGGCTCAAACGAGGTGCGCTATACCAAGGTGCAGCAGCTTTGGTCGAAAACACGTCGGGAAAGTTGCCAGCGATTTGCCCCAGCGCCGCGATGTCGCCAGTCAGAGTGTTGTCCTTACTGGTGATGCGCGACAATTTTTTGACATCCACCATGCCGGTGTTCATGTCAGTTGCGCCTTCATACGCATAGGTACGCGCCATCTTTTGGCGGGCGTCGCGGAACTGGTCAAGCAACTTAGGGTTACTGATGTTGGACTCGATCATTTGCTCCAGCGCGTTGGCCACGGCCAGATTGGTGTCGGCAACATCAAGTGCGGCTAGATCAGCGTTTTTGTTGTTGTAGACCTTGCGCGCACGTTGACGAAGCGTTTGCACGTTTTTCAACAATTGATCGCCGGTCAATCCAGCTTCAACTTTGGTTATTGCGTCGTCGACAATGCTGTTGACGGCCGCCGCGTATTTGTCCGAGCCGATTAACGATTGATCGGGCCGCAAACGATCCAACGCGCCGCGAACTGTATCATCCGCCCACATGGTTGGCAGTTTGCTGACTTCGTCATAGGGCGCAGCGACTTTAGCGCGTGCCTGATTGAATGCGTCCGATGAATTGAGCTGCGTTGTTGGTGGCAAATCAAGGTCGTTGAGCGCAATGTTGCGCACTTGGCCTTTATTGACCTCTGCCAGAGCTTCCGGGCCGCGTGGCCCGGCCATCAGCGACATAGCTTTGGTGCTACGGGAAGGTTCAATATCCACCGGATTAAGCGCGATTCCAAGACGTTGCGCTTGCGACGCGGCGTCGATCTGCGGGCCACGCGCGTAATCCTCCAGCGACATGCGTTCGCGCCGCGCTTGAATTTGTTTCTCAAACGGTGCTTTAACGCCCGCAATTGCCTGTTCAATTTTCGGTGCGACAGTTTCTTTCGCTACCCGCGCGACTGGTTTGGCAATTGCAGGCGCCGTAGCGGTCAACGTGCCGATCATGTTTTCCACATCAGCCGCAGGCACACCGGTTTTACTGGAAATCCAATCGGCGCCTTTTTGGAAGTTCTGGCCGATGAAGTCCATCAATTTACGGCCAGCCTCCTGTTCGTATTCGGGCGTGCCAGTTACGCCAAAGGCTTTACCAAACGGCCTGTCCACGGCGGCGACAGCGCGCTGGGTCACGGCCGTGGCTTCTTCG